CAACTACAACACCCTGTAAGAAGTCCTGGCTGCTAAATGTTTCTCGAATTCTTACTGCAGGGCCTATGATTCTGCACAGATACACGGCATTGCTGCTGTCTATGGTCTGTATGCTGCTTAGGTAGACCACGTTGCTGGTAACAACGGTTACAGAACTTAGATCAAAATCTGCATACTGATCATTGTTGACCTGCAGTCTAAATCTGCTTACACCACCAGCAGGGCTAGCATATACACTGTAGCTGAAAACATCTTTGTTTAGGTTGTCATCAAACACTGTTGTCTGCACCAGATGTTCACCAAAAAGTGGTTGTTCGTAGACATCACAGACCACATTGCTGGTGTAGTCTGGTAGATTGCTCAGGGGTACTTCTTCATAACCACGATTCTGATAATAGGTGTTGGGTTTGGGTATATCAAATAGTTCCATGACTACATTGGCATCGTCTTCGGTGCTTCTATAGGGTAGATTACCCGAGGTAAGTAGGTTACTGCGGAAACTTATGGTTCTGACCTTGGTCCAGTTTGGAACTCTAAAATCTTCACTGTAGTCTATGAGATTGGTTCTGATCCATTGTGTGCTGGTTAGGGGATCTGCATTGAATCCACGTTTACCATTGATGCTCACCAAACGATTAACTGTTTCCAAGGGCTCGCCTGAATTATAGGCATCGTTGAGATCCTGCCGACCTATGAATACAACTTCACTACCTGTGCCGGCTAAAATAGTGTTACCGCTGAATTCTATGGTTTGATCTAATTTTTGAACACGAGTCAGTAACAGCTGTTTGCGTTCTAGAATATCGGTTTGTTCAGGCATGTTGGTTTTGGTTAGCGCATAGGTAAATTTTTCACCTGAACTATTGTACATTCTATCTACATGAATGCTGGCTCTGTTCAATGAGCCTACCCAGACTCGGTCACCATCGCGTGGCATGATATTAAATCCAGTTCGACTGGCCTGACCACCTACGGTTCTGATGTAATTAAGACTGCTGATTTCTTGTTCGACCTGATCGCCCAGTTCTAACTGAGCTCCCCAGACATAAAAAGCACCTGCACCTGTGCCCAGGTATACTTCGTTTAGACTGATATCTTCCAGAGCCTGAATGCGTATGTGCTGTTGTCTGAAATTAGGTAACAGACTCCAGCGTCTTAGACTGCGAGGATTGTCTGCGGTGTTTAATAACACATCCAGCACAAATAGATCTTCCGGTTCTGTTATGTTAAATTCTGGTAAGCGAGCTGTGAGACTGCAGTATAACCAACCATCGGTGCTGGCTCTCCCAACCTGAGCGCTATCAGCATTGGTGCCAACAACAGCACCTACCTCGATGTCAAAGATAGCATAGTATTCGTCGGCCACGTCCAGTTTAACATAGCGTCTACCACCAGCCACGGGTTTGAGATGCACACCAAACACAAAACGTTGGCCTGTAACAAAATCTGTTTCGGCCGTGGCTTCTACATAGTGTCTACCAACAACAGCATCTTCTATAACCAAATCACCTGCACTAACTGGCTGAGTCTGACTGGTCAGTTTGGCTTCACGATACCAGGCCGTTCCAGCTGGATTACGATACTGGTAGCCCTCGAATATTTCCATGATGTTGGCAGCTTCATAACTTGGATCATATACTGTTGTGCTGGGATTTAAGTAGACTAAATCTGGAAATGGATAACTATCACTGTCTATGCTGGTGTTGAATTTTTCCCAGTACGTTGCGCCAAATTGTTCACTAAAATATATTAAGTTGGTTCTTAACAGTGGTATGTTTTGATAACTGCCGGTTTTTAAAACAATGCCCCTGGACTGTACATTGGCATCAGCTAGTGTAGCAGTTGACGTAAATCCATCTCTAAGACCTCGTATATACCTAGTTGTTAGACGTAATTGATCAATTTCTTCTGCAGTATCATTGATTCGTTTGTTTATTAATATTCTATCAACACCCTGTGCTTTTCGCGTAGCCGCAGTAACGTTTTCTAATAGAGTCAATCCCTTGGTAAATGCTGGTGTTAATAAATCAGTCAGACTAACTGTATGAGCATATACATAGGGTCTAAGTATGCGTAAAACCTCGGTTGGGTCTATGCTGTCAACAAGTCCTTTGCCTATTTCATAGTTAGTAATTGCACTGTTTAGAGTAAAATCATCTGCGAGAGCCTTAAGAGGTTCCAGCAGTATGGCTCCCTGTAGGGTTTCATCGTCAGTGCTTACTGAATCAGTAACAGCTGTTAGCCCAACATAGAAATTTACGGCATCAGATTGTGTAAATTCATCAGCAAGAGTTTTACTGGATTCATAGACCAGCTGATCGCCCAGGTCCAGATTGTCTATCATGCTGGCCGTATCAGCCAGAGATTTTAAGAATATGAACGCCAGGGCGTCCAGTCCAGTTTCAAAGACATCAGTTACAGCTTTATCCACATATAGCTGATCTGAACTGGTTAATTCAAACAGATCTGTTAGTTGTTTGAGATCGGACAGCGAGACTGCATCCAGAGCAGTCTCTGAATCAACTAGTTGTTTGTCCAGCGTTTTGGATATGACTTCACTAACACCAGCAGTAGATATCAATACCTTTTCAGCAAAGAACGCAACATTTTCTGCGGCATTGTTGCTGACTCGTACTGGAATGTCTGAGCCAACAGTTAGGAATTCACGTATGCCTTTGTTGATGGTATAAGTACCACCATCTATGAGCGTAAAGTTGTCTATCATGCCAACAGCATCGGCAAATACTCTGTAGGCACTGAATGTACGGTTTAGCACATCGGCTATGTTTGCAGTATCTTCTGGTTTCTGATCACGCAGTCGGACAAATCTGATGTCAGTATCATCAAGGCTAATACTGTCTCTGAGAGCTGCTGGAATTTGCAACAGGAACGGTCTATCAGTTAGATCTGCAGTATCACTAACTGCTCTAAGGACTGCTGTAACAAACTGTACTATGGTTGCATCATTGATGGTAACTGAGTCTGTTATGCGTCTGGCAGCTAGATAACGCAATACAATGTTGTCTAGTTCAGTAAATGCATCACTCAGGCCCTTGTTAAAACTAAATACAGGGTCAGAGCTACCTATGGTGATAAAATCGCGTGGATTGGTACTGCCTGGTATGCCAAACGGGTCGTAGGCTATGCGCTCTACGAGTTTGGATATGACAACTCGAACTTTTGGGATGCGTAAATAACTCATGGTTACCTACCTGGTAACACGCGGAGTTACTGTAACAATACCTTCGACTGCACGAGTTTTTGTGCCGGTGCTGCCATTGGTTAGCACTACATCATATAGATAACGCCCATATTTGATGCCTGCACTACTGGTAGCAGACAGACTAAGTACAACTTCACCATTACCTGGAATGGGTATGCTAACAGCTAGTACTGCAGTTGAACTAACGCTGTCATAACTGCGTCGCATCTGTGATTCACCAGTGTAACCTGTTAGATCCAGAGGACTAACCATGTCAGCATAGAGCTTTATGGTAGCCTGAAAATCCGTTCCCTGTTCCAGTATGATGTTTTGTTGTATGGCCATTACTTATCCAGCAGTTGTTGAAGGAGAGTTTTGATATCTACAAGAAGGTTCTCATGATTATTTATACGTTCCTCCAACTGTGATATTTGCTGCCGGGTTGCCAGGCGTTCGGCTCGTTGTTGTTTATATCGTTCATAGGCAACTGTATCCACATCTATGATGGCGTTGTTTACAGGATCGCGTCTTAGATGTGGATTATCAGCTACTCTAATTAGTTCATGGTTATGCATGAGCTATGACTCTGAGATTGCGGAACTGTGGTACTCGAGCCGCATTACTAGAGCGCATCACAAGTTTAACCTGGAATGCCGTAAATGGATTTAGATCTACAGGAGTTCCAGTGCTGTCAAAACGACTAATGTCAAATTCAACATCGGTAAAGTTGTCCCGTACATCGCTCTTGATCAGGGTAGCATAGCTGCTGTTGTTATTGGGCTGATTTGGAGCTATAAATCTAGTCCAGATTATGTTGTTAAAATCACTACCACTGGCACCGGTTTTGTAATAAACATCAAAGTCCGCAGCATTTGGCACACAGGCTTCAACAATCATTTTAATCTGGCTGGCCGGATTTTCAAGATTGATGACTCGGGTAATGAATTTAGCTTCGGTGTTGCCAGCCACAGTTGTGATTTCTTCGGTGAAATCATTAAACTGTCTAATGGTTATGGCATCAGAAGTAGTACTGGTCTGTAGGGTAGTACTGCTAACAAATAATGTTTTACCATTGTTTACCACATTCAGCACCAACAACCCAGTGCTGGTTATGTTGTTGGCACTAACACTGCTACCTGACACTGTGATATAACGACCTGGAACTATGTTGTTGAACAGCCCTTCAGTTGTTGTATTAATGGTTTCAAGATTGCCATCAAAAGTTATAGTAGTATCATTGTCGCAAATAACATCGGTTACTAAAACTGTGCTGGTTGATCCTGCTATGCTTAGAGCACTGAGTCTAGATGCCTGAGTAGGATTATCAATTCTTTGATTAAATACATCTACATAAATGGTGCTTAGATCTATGGCTGGGCTAACTGCATCATCGGTTGTGCTCATGTTAACAACACCAATAAAACTGTTCTTCCAGATCTGACTGGTTCCACCGGCATTGATGGTAATGCTGGTATCTACTCGATTGGCTTCGTTGAGTTCACTCAACAATACCACACTGCTGTCTAGAACATTGATGTCATTTAAATTCAATGTTCTAGTATACCAGCTATAAGGTATAGTAGGTGCGTTGGCATCGGTGTCATAGGTTACTCCGCCCAACATCTTACCAGTTAGGCTCAGAGTTGTTGGTTGGAAGTTTAGGGTACGAGCACGAGGTTTTACCATGTGATACTGTATGTTTTTAGCGCCACTGATATCATTGCCACCGGCTATGGTAGAAGTTACACCAGTAACACCTCCGGCTATGATGGCCTGTGAACTTACGGTCACAGTATAGGTATCCAGAGTAACATCACTGATGGTTAATACTGGATCTGAAGCATTGGGCTGATAGGTGCTAAGTGTTGAGCTAACATAGTTACCAAAAATTTCTCCAACTGGTATGCTGTTGATAGAAGTTAGATTGTTTAAGGCATACTGTTGTGACCAATATGTACTGTACAGTCGCACTGTATCGCCGCTGGCAAATCCATGGTTTCTATGTCCAACTCGAATCTTGTTGCTACCATGCACAAAGGTAAATGGATTGTTTGGCAACTGATCAGTGCCCAGTGGCTGAGTTACAAAATGTGCTCTGGCTCCAGTATCGGCTGTACTAAACACACAACGATTCAGTCTAAATTTAACGTCGCTTAGCTGATCCTCGGTCCATAGTATGCCATCCTGAGATTTAAATAAACTACCAAATAAAACATTGGTGGTATAGGTTTTAGTTGGCTCAAATATGTCCTGCTGACCCAGTGTGGCTATCCAGACTCGGTAGTTTTTAGTATCACATCGAGGAACTATGGCATAGTGTTTGTTTGGCAACAAGTAGACAGGTTGATTAAATTTAAATTTAGTTGGTGTTCTACCAGTTGGATCTACAATAACATCTTCTGGATATAATGTTACGGCTGCACCTGGAACTAAATCATTGGCGCTAGGTCGACCTGACTCATCACAAGTACGTATGTCCAGATGTATAGGAGCTCTTTCTGTCAATGGTTTTTGTTGGAAAAATAAATCAACATCACTGATATAAGCACCATTTACAAACTGATCAGGTAATTTAAATGACTGAGCAATTGGGTCATAGTAGCGTTGTACATAGGTTTTAGTAGTTATATAACTGTTGGTAATCTGTACATTGGTGCCCTGAGCATAGTATTCTGCGGTTGCTCGAGCAGTCCAATCATCGGCATCATTGTCTGGGTGATCGGTGATAACCACAGGTTTGCGACCACTAAGGAACTTAAGCATGTCAGTATTAGGCAAGTCTAGAACAGCAACTACATTACCTTTGGCATCTGAATATAGGAAATTGCTGGTATCCTGTGTTAGTGCTGTTGCAGCTGTAACTGTACCATTGACTCGTCTAACTTCGCTGCCGTCAATACCCACGTAGAACTGACCTGCTGAATAGTTATAGCTACCAGAATTTCTAATAAACGTTGGACTTAGTTTACCACGAGCATTGATTAAATACAGCGTGGTTGCATCCTGTAGTGCAGCAACTGCGCTACCAACTAGTCTGCGTTCAGCTCCTGTGCCCTCGTAGTAATACACACAAGGACCAGCAGCAAAAGCCAGTTTAAATGCATCACGCGTAGCTACGCTTGGCAGGAATGTTTCAACTGTTTTAGGATTTAAATTAGTATGAAACCAACCATAATCATATACCCAGGAAGTTTCAAAACCAAAAGCAGCTGCGGTTGCTCGGGTTACTTCTTTAATGTTTACACTAACAAATTCACTTCTGCGACGAGGAATTTCGTTTGCAGCATTAGCACGGGTTTCGTTAAATTCCAGTATGGGCATGTTGTCAAAGGTCATTCTGACTGCACCAGTCATGTAGTTATCAATTCTTTGATCGTCAAAGAAGCAATAATACTTGGCATTAGGACGCAGACCATTGGCTTTCCATAAGATGCTTTGTGCTCGGCAGTAAGGCAATAGTGTAGTTGGACCACGACTAGAACTAACCAGAGTAGTAGTAAGTCTTTCTATGGTGCTGTGGAAACGACCCCAGCCTCCATCTAAAGTTTCTCTGATGGTTCTTGTTCCACCTGTGGTAAAGTTTTCAGTATAGGTATAGGTTTCGTAGATGTCAGCTTCGGGAACTATTTTCAAGTTACCCAGGAATGTAGCTGTTAGGAATGGTGCAACTGAAATACTGGTTGTAGCCAAATCCTGTCTTAATACTGTGCTGGTTGTGTATTTAAGTGTCATTAAATCACCGGTAACAGCATAGTTTTCCTGAGCTCTAGCACTACGTAATCCAGTTAATTCACTGCTGGTAAATAACCCAGCTGTATAATTAATTTTTTCAACCAGTGGTATGGTATTAACTACAATGTTGGGTTGTACAAGATTTCTATCCATGTCCATGGTAAAACGGCCATCACCAGTAATTTCGGTGTTGCTTAGGTCCGTAAAGTTATCAACAAAGAATCCGGTTTTGTAGCGTTCCAGGGTACTATCGAGGTTGTCTCGAATCTGCAGATTTTTAGTTTTAGCTTCTAGCAGATTTAAACTGGTTACGGCTTCTAAATTGGTTACTCGTTTTTCAACCCTGCCTATGTCTCGCATGGTGTAACGACGATTTTCAAACTTGGTGGCAGTAACTACTGGTTCATCTACGCTGCGAGTATATGCAGCTAAACTAACATCATACAATTTTACTGCATTAACAGTGTCAGCTAGTTTAGGAAATTCCGGAACAGTATCGCTGGCGCCAGAGACGCTGTAAAAACTGCTATTTTTATCCAGGAATATGCTTTCTTTGCGACCCAGATAGAAACTAACATCGGCCGTAAAGTTTGTACCAAAACGTGGAGCTGCACTATTAGAAGCAAGTCCAGTTGCAGCACTGGTAATTCTAGGTCTAAAATCTAGCACATCGCCCAGATTGGTGCCCTTGTAACTAGGAATCTTTTCATAGGGATGTGTGTTTACAGCATAGCTGCTGCGAGCAAAAAAGTCGCCGGCACCGTGTTCAAAGTAATCATAGTATACTCTAATGCTGCCAGTTGGTGGTGGCATACCAGGTCTGAGTTTTACACTACCAAAATCATAGAAGCAATCTCGTTGACCATTGTCTAGTACATAACGGCTGGTAACATCTGTGGCAGCTGACTGTATGATTGCATCCCAGGTGGTTGTAAATGAAGCAGCCTGGAATACCTTGACAATTTTAAAGATATCATTTCTGCTCAGTGGCAATGTAGAACGCGTAGCCGAACTTGTTCCTAGGAAATCGTCAAAAACACTGGCCGTAAAGGTTTTAGTTTTTACTCGACCCAATACGGTATTGTTAACTGCACTTCTAACCACTGGTAAAATAATCTTGGCTGTATTACTGCTAAAAGTACCTGCAATTCCTACAGTAACATTTTGACCCACCTGAGTAACTGCGTTTACAGTCAATGGTGTGCTTAGATTGCTTATGATGTCCTGAGCAACAAAATACGCATTGGCATCTGTTGTACCCACGGCCTCGGCTGCGGCATTACCTGATGCACTAGCCAGGGTAACTGTAACTGAACTTAGACCACTAACACCACTGACGTTATATACCCTGTAGGCCGTAAATAGATTATCTACTATGCTGCTTGTTGCGTCGGATACTGGGAACAGCAACGTGTTACTGCTGGTTTCGTATAGGTTATTGTTTACCTTAAATGCAGGGAATTGAGTAGTTGTACCTGATACAGTGGCTAGGTCAAGATTTACAGCAAACGCAACACTGTTGCTTGAAACCTTGGTAATAAACAATCTCATGCCATTGATGTCTATCAGATCGTTGGTGGCCAGTTCTGTTAGCATTTTGCTATCATTGCTGCCACGCAGTTGTAGTGCACCATGTGCCTGCACAGTTGTTGTACCACCAGTATAGTCTAATAGCTGATAGTTACCAGTTAATCTACGAGCATTGATGCCAATCTGGAAATTGCCCCAGACATCGGCTGCAAATGTTGCTGTTCGACCTGCATAATAAGTACCTATGCTGGTATTGGCCAATAAGGTAGCCTGGTTGCTAGAAACAATCATGCGGTTTTCACTGATGATGCTAACCACTGTACCAGTTGTAGCAGCATTGGCTACACCTAACCAGATAACATCGCCTGGTCGGAATTCACTTTGGAAACGGGCGCTGACCTGATTACCTGTTGCCATGCCCAAAACGGTCTGAGCTGGAACTCTGACATATAAACTAGTTCCAGCAACTGGTGTTGCTATGGCTGGACCAAATATGGTCATGTTGGTATTACTGTTGATTGCGGCTACCACCCAGCTGCTAACTGTTGCAAAACTGCTGCTTGCACCTATGGCAATGGTATCACCAACTACCAGGTCCTGAGTAAATGCTGTTAGTGTGCCAGTTACTGTGGTAAACACTGTACCACCAACACTGGTGGTTGCAGCATTGAACACATTCCCCAGAGCCAGGAATGAACTGGTGGCATTGCCAGCATATTTAATATTACCGGTCAGGGTATAGCTGGTCTGAGTAATGCTGGTTGTGGTGTCAAATACTATGAGACTGTTTACGTCACGGTCAAAGTTTTTGCCTGCGCGCATGTTGATGTCGCTGAGACTGACTTTAAGGCCGCCACGTGCATCTGGATCAACCCAGCTAATACGAGCCGTACCTACCTGTTGACCATAGCCAAATTTCTGTATGTTGCGATTACCTACCACGCGGTCAAACAACGCTACAGGTGGCATGGTACTGACATCAGGTATGCCATAACTAAAGTTTTTATTTACATACACATAATTGCCCAGGTTCAATGGTATGCTGCGATTATTATTGGTTCTGGTGTCCCGAGCCTTGCTCAGGGTAACATTGGTATTAACTAATTTTAGAGTTTCATAACCGTTGATGTAGGCTTTGCCCTTGCCAAATACGGCCACCACGTTGCTGGAACTTCCTGTGGCACTAAGGCCTCGGTTGCCTATAGGATTGCTTACATAACGCCACACAACACTACCGTCAGTAATGGTAGATGTTTCATCTATGGTAGGATTGCTTAGATTGGCTGGTTCTGATGCTCCACTGATGCCGCTTTGAATACATTCAAAATAACGTGTAGTGGTTGAGCTAACATTGCTATACACATAGTCATTAACTTCATAAGCCTTGGTAGCTGCCCAGATGCCCTGGTCATTTAAACGAGCTTCGCGGATTTCAAATTTAAAATCTTCTACAACATAGTTGCCACTTTCATCAAAGGTTCTGCGAGCCAGAGTTTCTTGTAGTATGTTGTACTGACTGCCATTGATGACCTGCTGAACTACACCACTCTCAACGCGAATTAATTCAAAAAAGTTTTCAGGATCATCTTCTAGTCCACACTGTATAAAGTTTATGTCAATTTTGTATCTGTGTGCGCCTGGAGCTGCTAGATTTGGTGTACCAGCTGCATTGTCATATAAACTAGAATCATCATCTGCAGTTACTATGCTTTCGGTATACTGAATACCAATGCGAACATTGATGTCAGATACTGTGTCAGCATACTTTTTAACACTGATGCTAGTTGAATCCACTTTAACAAAATGCTTGGCTACATAGTAGACACCATCGTTGATGAATGCATAGGCACTGCGACCTGCATAATCTGTACCAGCCTGTACGGTTAGTGTTTTAGATGCATCATCGGTCAGATAAACTGTTGAACTAACAGCAAAGGTTTTACTAGCGTCACCACCGGCATTTTCATTACTGCCTGTGTATAGAATGATCAATGTAATGGGATCAGTGCCAGTAGCTGCTATGGCTTTTAATACACGCGCCACAACACCTGTTCCATCACTGGATGAACTAATAAATCTATCTTCTAGGTCACTGAGATTTAAACTGCCCAGATTGGTGGTAGCAATTTTAAGAAAATTTACCTTGTCATTGTACTC